GGCAGAATGCTGTAAACAAAATCTGGATGCTCGAAGGTTACTTGCTGAAGCAGAAGCTAAGCGAACAGTAGTTATTACAAAAGCCATTCCTTACTGAGTGGCTTTGATAATGGCTTATACCCTACACGGGATAACTTAACTGATATCCCTTTTAACGGATAAACGGAGCCAACAATGGCAGAGATTATTCCCATGACTGAAGAACAGAAATTCCAGTTAGAGATTTACAAACTGGTCATGAACCAGAACGCAGCCGCGGAGGAAGCATTTCAGTTCATTGGCACTGACGAGCTGAAGCTTGAGCTATTCAAAATTCACTTCCAGTCAGGTGGCGCTAATTCAGATATCACGACCCGCACAATCGAAGCGGTGCGTAAATCGAAGGAAGCGTTAGACCTGTTCACTACCGGAGCGTAAACATGGCAACTCAAGGTTTCGACAACCCATCCAAATTCCGCGATGAATGGGATAAGCAAGCAGAAGGGAAATAATCAATATGGCGACTGAGAAAAAGAAAGGTGGTCGCCCCTCTGATTATATGCCGGAGGTGGCTAATGACATTTGCGCATTGCTTTCCTCCGGTGAGAGTCTGCGCAAAGTTTGCGAACGCCCAGGAATGCCGAGCAAAACATCAGTTTTTCGCTGGCTGGCTGAACATCAGGAGTTTCGTGACCAGTACGCGAAGGCAACAGAGACTCGGGCCGACTCTATTTTCGAAGAGATATTCGAAATTGCTGACGACGTAATCCCTGATGCCGCCGAGGTGGCAAAGGCAAGACTTCGCGTTGATACCCGCAAATGGGCGCTGGCCCGAATGAATCCCCGTAAGTATGGCGACAAGGTAACTAACGAGCTTGTCGGCAAAGACGGCGGCGCAATCCAGATTGAAACATCACCGATGAGCACTCTATTCGGAAAATGACCTCGATTAATCCTATCTTTGAACCGTTCATTGAGGCGCATCGCTACAAAGTCGCTAAAGGCGGTCGAGGTAGCGGTAAGTCATGGGCAATTGCGAGGCTTCTTGTTGAAGCGGCGCGTCGGCAGCCTGTGCGTATTCTTTGCGCTCGTGAGCTGCAAAACAGTATCAGCGATTCGGTAATCAGGTTGCTTGAAGACACCATCGAGCGTGAAGGGTATTCGGCTGAGTTTGAAATTCAGCGTTCAATGATTCGTCATCTCGGAACGAATGCTGAATTCATGTTCTACGGCATCAAAAACAACCCGACGAAGATTAAATCGCTCGAAGGCATTGATATCTGCTGGGTGGAAGAAGCGGAAGCGGTAACGAAGGAATCGTGGGATATCCTGATTCCAACCATCCGTAAGCCGTTCTCTGAAATATGGGTAAGTTTCAACCCGAAAAACATCCTCGACGATACCTATCAGCGATTCGTCGTAAATCCTCCCGATGATATTTGCCTGCTGACGGTGAACTACACCGACAACCCGCATTTTCCTGAAGTCCTCCGTCTGGAGATGGAAGAGTGTAAACGCAGAAATCCGACACTGTATCGTCACATCTGGCTTGGTGAGCCGGTAAGCGCAAGTGATATGGCAATCATCAAACGTGAATGGCTTGAAGCCGCAACCGATGCGCACACGAAACTCGGGTGGAAAGCGAAAGGTGCGGTTGTTTCTGCGCATGACCCATCAGATACAGGGCCAGATGCTAAAGGTTATGCATCGCGTCACGGTTCGGTAGTTAAGCGCATTGCCGAAGGTCTGCTGATGGACATCAACGAGGGTGCTGACTGGGCTACTTCGCTGGCGATTGAAGACGGCGCTGACCATTACCTGTGGGACGGTGATGGCGTCGGTGCGGGCCTACGCAGACAGACAACGGAAGCATTCTCCGGCAAGAAAATTACCGCCACGATGTTCAAGGGCAGCGAATCGCCATTCGATGAAGATGGGCCTTATCAGGCCGGAGCATGGGCTGATGAAGTCGTACAGGGCGACAACGTTCGCACTATTGGCGATGTATTCCGCAATAAGCGAGCGCAATTCTATTACGCGCTGGCTGACAGGCTGTATCTGACATATCGGGCGGTTGTCCACGGTGAGTATGCAGACCCCGACGACATGCTGAGCTTCGACAAAGAAGCGATAGGCGAGAAGATGCTGGAGAAGCTGTTTGCAGAACTGACGCAGATTCAGCGCAAATTCAATAATAACGGGAAGCTGGAGCTTATGACTAAGGTCGAAATGAAGCAGAAGCTCGGTATCCCATCTCCTAACCTGGCTGATGCGCTGATGATGTGTATGCATTGCCCGGCATTGGTCCGCGAAGAAACAGAAATATACGTTCCCTCATCCTCCGGTTGGTAAACATGGCAGAGACATTAGAGAAAAAACATGAGCGGATCATGCTCAGGTTTGACCGCGCCTATTCTCCACAGCAGGAAGTGCGCGAAAAGTGCATTGAAGCTACGAGGTTTGCTCGTGTCCCCGGAGGTCAATGGGAAGGAGCAACGGCGGCTGGAACTAAGCTTGATGAGCAGTTCGAGAAGTATCCTAAGTTTGAAATCAATAAGGTAGCAACTGAACTTAACCGCATCATTGCAGAATACCGCAATAACAGAATCACTGTTAAGTTTCGTCCTGGTGACAGAGAGGCAAGCGAAGAGTTAGCCAATAAATTAAATGGTCTGTTCCGTGCTGACTACGAAGAAACCGATGGCGGTGAGGCTTGCGATAATGCATTTGACGACGCTGCTACTGGTGGTTTCGGTTGCTTCCGTTTGACGTCGATGCTGGTCAATGAATACGACCCCATGGACGATCGTCAGCGTATTGCTATTGAACCAATATACGACCCGTCGCGCTCTGTGTGGTTTGACCCTGACGCTAAGAAGTACGACAAATCTGACGCGTTGTGGGCGTTCTGCATGTATTCGTTGTCACCTGAAAAATATGAGGCTGAATACGGAAAGAAACCTCCTGCTTCTCTGGATGTAACGTCTATGACCAGTTGGGAATATGACTGGTTTGATGCAGATGTTATTTACATAGCGAAGTATTACGAAGTTCGTAAAGAGTCTGTTGACGTCATCAGTTATCGACATCCAATCACTGGAGAGATTGCAACATACGACAGTGATCAGGTTGAAGATATTGAAGATGAACTGGCAATAGCTGGATTTCAGGAAGTGGCAAGGCGCTCAGTGAAGCGCCGTCGTGTGTATGTATCCGTAGTGGATGGTGATGGTTTCCTTGAGAAACCTCGACGTATTCCTGGTGAGCATATCCCCCTCATCCCGGTTTATGGAAAACGCTGGTTCATTGATGACATTGAGCGTGTCGAAGGACATATTGCAAAAGCAATGGATCCACAGCGTTTGTATAACCTTCAGGTATCAATGCTGGCTGATACTGCAGCGCAAGACCCCGGTCAGATCCCTATAGTTGGCATGGAGCAAATTCGTGGACTTGAGAAGCACTGGGAGGCTCGCAACAAGAAACGCCCAGCGTTCTTGCCGTTGCGCGAAGTGAGAGATAAATCTGGCAACATTATCGCTGGAGCTACCCCGGCAGGATATACACAGCCTGCGGTTATGAATCAGGCATTGGCTGCATTACTACAGCAAACCAGTGCTGATATTCAGGAGGTTACAGGCGGCAGTCAGGCCATGCAGCAGATGCCAAGTAATATTGCTCAGGAAACGGTTAACAACTTGATGAACAGAGCAGATATGGCTTCGTTTATCTATCTGGACAATATGGCGAAAAGTCTTAAACGCGCTGGTGAAGTATGGCTGTCAATGGCGCGTGAAGTGTACGGTTCAGAGCGTGAAGTGCGCATCGTTAACGAAGATGGAAGTGATGATATCGCTGTCCTGAGCGCACAGGTTGTTGACAGGCAAACAGGGGCTGTTGTTGCGTTAAATGACCTTTCTGTCGGTCGATACGATGTGACGGTTGATGTTGGACCAAGCTACACAGCACGACGTGATGCAACGGTTTCTGTACTGACAAATGTCCTTAGCTCTATGCTTCCAACAGACCCAATGCGCCCGGCAATTCAGGGTATTATTCTGGACAATATCGATGGCGAAGGCCTTGATGACTTCAAAGAGTACAACCGAAACCAACTGCTGATATCTGGTATTGCAAAACCACGCAATGAGAAAGAGCAGCAGATTGTTCAACAGGCGCAAATGGCAGCACAAAGCCAGCCAAATCCTGAAATGGTTCTCGCTCAGGCGCAAATGGTAGCAGCGCAGGCAGAAGCGCAAAAAGCAACTAACGAAACTGCTCAAACTCAAATCAATGCATTTACTGCCCAGCAGGATGCGATGGAGAGTCAGGCAAACACTGTCTATAAACTGGCTCAAGCCAGAAACATCGATGACAAAGCAGTGATGGAGGCAATACGCCTTCTGAAAGATGTCGCCGAGTCACAACAACAGCAATTCCAGTCACCACCACAGTCACCGGCAGACTTAATGCCGAGTTAACCAGGAGTAATCAATGGAAAACGAACTGATCATCGACGGTCAGGTTATTGACCTGTCTGAAACACAGGAAAATGCAGAAGAAACCATCATCCAAACAGAGTCACAGCCTGAGAATGAAAGCCAGGATGACAACGGAAAAGAGATGGCAACTGATCCTGAAAAAACCGAAGAGACACCAGAAGATTACGCCTTGCGTATTGGTGATGAAGAAATTCAGCTTAACGCTGACGATAATGATCACATTGACGGGCAACCTGCACCGCAATGGGTGAAAGATCTTCGCAAAGGCTTCAAAGAAACACAGAAAGAAAACCGTGAGTTGCGACGCCAGCTTGAGGAAGCATTAGCCAAGCCTGCGGAACATCAGCAACCACAACCAGACGCTATTCCACCAAAACCGACTCTTGAGTCGTGTGATTATGACGAACAGGCGTTTGAACAGGCATTGACTGATTGGCATGAGAAAAAAGGCCGTGTCGAACAGCAGCAGCAACAAAAACTACGTCAGCAACAGGAATACCAGCAGCGTTTCCAGCAAAGGGTAGAAGCGCATAAACAACGGGCAGCCAAACTTCCTGTGAAAGATTATCAGGAAATGGAAGCCATTGTTCTTAGTGAGCTACCACCAATTCAGCAGGAAATCATCATTCACTGTGCAGACGAAGGCTCTGAACTACTCGCCTATGGCTTAGGTAAGAGCCAGCAATTACGCCAGCGTGTAGCCGCTGAGACAGATCCAATTCGCGCAGCATTCCTCTTGGGGCAGATTAGCAAACAGGTAAGCCTTGCTCCAAAACCAAAGAAAGCCATCAAGCCAGAGCCGGAAGTACGTGGTGGCGGTGCTGATGCGAAACAAGACGAATTCAACAAATTATGCCCCGGCGCAAAAATCGAATAAGGAAAAGATAAATGCCTAACAATCTCGACAGTAACGTCAGTCAAATCGTTCTGAAAAAATTCCTTCCGGGTTTTATGTCAGATTTAGTTCTGGCGAAAACCGTAGACCGTCAGTTGCTGGCAGGTGAAATCAACTCCAGCACTGGCGATAGCGTTAGCTTTAAACGTCCGCATCAATTCTCATCCCTCCGTACTCCCACTGGTGATATTTCAGGGCAAAATAAAAACAACCTGATCTCAGGTAAAGCTACGGGGCGTGTAGGTAACTACATCACTGTTGCTGTTGAATATCAGCAACTGGAGGAAGCGATCAAGCTTAACCAGCTGGAAGAAATTCTCGCGCCGGTTCGCCAGCGAATCGTTACCGACCTTGAAACAGAGCTTGCTCACTTCATGATGAATAACGGTGCGTTGTCACTTGGTAGCCCCAATACTCCAATCACCAAATGGTCTGATGTTGCGCAGACGGCATCTTTCCTGAAAGACCTCGGCGTTAATGAAGGTGAAAACTATGCTGTAATGGATCCATGGTCTGCACAGCGACTTGCTGATGCGCAGACTGGTTTGCATGCTTCAGATCAATTGGTTCGTACTGCATGGGAGAACGCACAGATCCCAACCAATTTTGGCGGCATTCGCGCACTGATGTCTAATGGGCTTGCCTCTCGTACGCAGGGGGCATTTGGCGGAACACTGACAGTCAAAACACAGCCAACTGTTACCTATAACGCAGTTAAAGACTCATACCAGTTCACTGTAACATTGACCGGAGCGACAGCCAGCGTTACAGGTTTTCTGAAAGCTGGTGATCAGGTCAAATTCACCAATACCTACTGGCTGCAACAGCAGACCAAACAGGCGTTGTATAACGGAGCCACACCAATTAGCTTCACTGCAACGGTTACTGCTGATGCTAATTCAGACAGCAGTGGCGATGTGACGGTTACGCTTTCTGGTGTTCCGATTTATGACACTACAAACCCGCAGTACAACTCTGTAAGTCGTCAGGTAGAGGCAGGCGATGCCGTATCTGTAGTAGGCACTGCTAGCCAGACAATGAAGCCAAACCTGTTCTATAACAAGTTCTTCTGTGGACTTGGATCTATCCCACTGCCGAAACTGCACAGTATTGATTCTGCTGTTGCAACATATGAAGGTTTCTCCATCCGCGTACATAAATACGCAGATGGCGATGCCAACGTGCAAAAAATGCGCTTCGACTTACTGCCTGCATATGTGTGCTTTAACCCACACATGGGCGGTCAGTTCTTCGGTAATCCGTAATAACAAGGGGCTTACGCCCCTTTTATGTTTTAAGGAAACAATATGGATCGGATGAGTGTATTCCTTGCCGCAGATAACGAATCCGGGCATGTACAGGCCGTTATCGCAGAAAAAGACTTCCAGTTTTTCGAAAGGTTGGGCTTTGTTGCCTCAGTTGATGAATTGAAACCGACCAGTAAGCGAGGTCGTAAGGCGGCGGACAATGGCAACAGTACTGACAAAGGGTGAGATCGTCCTTTTTGCGCTTCGTAAGTTTGCTATTGCTTCTAATGCATCGCTTACTGATGTTGAGCCGCAATCAATTGAAGATGGTGTAAATGATCTGGAAGATATGATGTCCGAGTGGATGATTAACCCCGGCGACATTGGTTACGCTTTCGCAACTGGAGATGAGCAGCCATTACCAGATGATGAGTCAGGTCTTCCAAGAAAATACAAACACGCAGTAGGCTATCAGTTATTGCTGAGAATGCTATCTGATTACAGCCTTGAACCAACTCCGCAAGTTCTCAGTAACGCCCAACGCTCATATGATGCCTTGATGACCGACACTCTGGTTGTTCCTTCAATGCGACGACGTGGAGATTTTCCTGTAGGGCAGGGTAATAAATATGACGTGTTCACATCTGACCGATATTATCCAGGCGATCTCCCTCTGATTGATGGCGATATCCCAAACGCATAGGTGAATAAATGCCTATTCAGCAACTTCCGCTTATGAAAGGTGTCGGCAAAGACTTTAGAAACGCCGACTATATCGACTATCTGCCAGTGAATATGTTGGCTACACCCAAAGAAATCCTGAACAGCAGCGGATATCTTCGCTCATTCCCGGGCATTGCCAAACGTTCTGATGTGAACGGCGTATCGCGAGGCGTCGAGTACAACATGGCACAGAATGCTGTTTATCGCGTGTGTGGTGGCAAACTGTATAAGGGCGAAAGTGAGGTCGGTGATGTTGCCGGAAGTGGTCGCGTATCAATGGCGCATGGTCGAACATCACAGGCGGTAGGCGTTAACGGGCAACTGGTCGAATACCGCTATGATGGCACGGTTAAAACCGTCTCAAACTGGCCTGCAGACAGCGGGTTTATGCAGTATGAGTTAGGTTCTGTTCGCGACATTACGCGTTTACGTGGGCGTTATGCGTGGTCAAAAGACGGCACTGATTCATGGTTTATCACTGACCCTGAAGACGAATCGCATCCTGACCGCTACAGCGCACAATATCGAGCCGAGTCTCAGCCTGACGGCATCATCGGCATCGGAACATGGCGAGACTTCATCGTCTGCTTTGGTTCATCGACGATTGAATATTTCTCCCTGACGGGGGCAACCACCGTTGGTGCCGCTTTGTATGTCGCACAGCCATCGCTGATGGTGCAGAAAGGCATTGCCGGGACTTACTGCAAAACGCCGTTCGCCGATTCGTATGCGTTCATCAGCAATCCGGCAACAGGTGCGCCGTCTGTGTATATCATCGGCTCCGGTCAGGTATCACCAATCGCCAGCGCGAGCATTGAGAAAATTCTTCGCTCCTACACTGCTGATGAACTGGCTGATGGTGTGATGGAATCGCTGCGATTTGATGCGCATGAACTGCTGATTATCCACCTTCCGCGCCACGTCCTCGTGTACGACGCATCTTCAAGCGCCAATGGTCCGCAATGGTGTGTGTTGAAAACAGGCCTGTATGACGATGTGTACCGCGCTATCGACTTCATTTACGAAGGAAATCAGATAACGTGCGGCGATAAGCTGGAATCGGTTACCGGGAAATTGCAGTTCGATATCAGCAGCCAGTATGGGCTACAGCAAGAACACCTGCTGTTTACTCCGTTGTTCAAAGCGGATAACGCCAGATGCTTTGATCTGGAGGTGGAATCATCGACGGGTGTTGCTCAGTACGCTGACCGCCTGTTCCTCTCTGCAACCACTGACGGCATAAATTACGGGCGTGAGCAGATGATTGAGCAGAATGAACCGTTCGTTTACGACAAACGCGTTTTGTGGAAGCGAGTAGGGCGCATCAGGAAAAATGTTGGCTTCAAACTGCGCGTTATCACTAAGTCGCCTGTCACTCTGTCTGGCGCTCAGATAAGGATTGAGTAATGGCGGATTCGAATCTCAATGTGCCGGTAATCATTCAGGCTACACGGCTCGACACATCAGTCCTTCCACGCAATATCTTCTCGCAGTCGTATCTGCTTTACGTTATCGCACAGGGTACTGATGTTGGTAATGTGGCTAACAAGGCCAACGAGGCCGGACAGGGCGCTTATGACGCACAAGTCAGGAACGATGAGCAGGATGTGATTCTCGCTGACCATGAGCAGCGAATTTCTGCTGCGGAAGCAACGCTTGTTAATCATGAGGAGCGAATCAGCCAGGCAGAATCAACTCTTCAGGAACATGAAACGCGAATCGCTCAGAATGAAAGCGATATTGCGTCGCTTGATACCAGAGTTCAGTCGCTGGAATCGCAGGTTTCAGACCATGAATCGCGCATTGATGCTCTGGAGTATGCCACTACTCGCAAGAAGTCAGAGGTTGTTTACTCTGGCGTATCTGTAACCATCCCGACAGCGCCGACCAACCTTGTTAGCCTGCTGAAAACGCTCACGCCGTCATCAGGCTCGTTGGCACCATTCTTCGACACCGTTAACAACAAGATGGTTGTGTTCAACGAGAACAAAACCTTGTTCTTCAAGCTGTCGATCGTCGGGACGTGGCCCAGCGGAACCGCCAACAGGTCAATGCAACTAACATTTTCCGGCTCTGTTCCTGACACACTGGTAAGCAGTCGCAACTCGGCGACAACGACCGATAACATCCTGTTAGCTACGTTCTTCAGCGTGGATAAAGACGGCTTTCTTGCCACAAATGGCAGCACGTTAACCATTCAGTCAAATGGTGCGGCGTTTACTGCCACAACCATCAAGATAATCGCGGAGCAGTAATGATTCAGTTCAAACCAACGCGAAACATCGACCTGATAGAAGCAGTCGGAAATCACCCTGACATTATTGCCGGAAGCAACAACGGTGATGGATACGACTACAAGCCTGATTGCCGTTACTTTGAGGTGAACGTGCACGGGCAGTTCGGCGGCATTGTTTACTATCAGGAGATTCAGCCGCTGACATTCGATTGCCACGCCATGTACCTGCCAGAGATTCGCGGCTTCAGCAAGGAAATTGGGCTGGCGTTCTGGCGATACATTCTGACTAACACCACCGTTCAGTGCGTCACATCGTTCGCTGCACGCAAATTCCGCCACGGTCAGATGTACTGCGCAATGATTGGCCTTAATCGTGTAGGAACCATCAAGAAATACTTCAAAGGCGTGGATGACGTGACATTTTACAGTGCTACACGCGAAGAACTAATCGAATTCCTGAATCACGGGAGATAGCCATGTTATATGCATTTAAGCTGGGCAGAAAACTGCGCGGCGAGGAACCTTATTGCCCTGAAAAGGGTGGGAAAGGTGGCAGTTCTGATAAAAGCGCAAAGTATGCCGCAGAAGCTCAGAAGTATGCAGCAGACCTGCAAAATCAGCAGTTCAACACCATCATGAACAACCTGAAGCCGTTTACTCCTCTGGCTGATAAGTATGTCGGCAGCCTCGAGAACTTATCGTCTCTGGAAGGGCAAGGTCAGGCACTTAACCAGTATTACAACTCTCAGCAGTACAAAGATCTTGCTGGTCAGGCTCGCTATCAGAGTCTGGCGGCAGCGGAAGCAACAGGTGGATTGGGTTCCACTGCAACCGGTAATCAGTTAGCAACAATCGCACCAACGCTTGGTCAGCAATGGCTATCTGGTCAGATGAACAACTACCAGAATCTGGCAAATATTGGTCTTGGCGCACTGCAAGGTCAGGCAAACGCCGGGCAGACATATGCCAACAACATGAGTCAGATTTCGCAGCAAAGTGCGGCTCTTGCAGCGGCAAATGCCAACAGACCATCAGCAATGCAATCTGCTATTGGCGGAGGTGCGTCTGGTGCTATTGCTGGGGCTGGACTTGCGAAATTAATTGGTTCATCAACTCCGTGGGGTGCTGGTATCGGTGCTGGTATCGGTCTGCTTGGTTCACTGCTTTATTAAGGGGTAATCAATGGCTACGTGGCAACAGGGTATTAATTCTGGTGGTTTTCTGGCTGGCATCGGTACGCAAAATGAGAATGCGCCAAAGGCAAGCGACATTAACGCAACGCTTGGTCTGATCCGCGAAAACAATGAACTGGCTCGCTCAGGTGCAAATAACGTTGGCCTGACCGCGTTACGTGGTCTGGCTGTAGTTGCTGATATTTACAATCAGGAACAGCAACAGAAAGCTATTAGTGCGTTCAATAAGGTTCACGCTGATGCATGGGCTTCTGGTGATCCATCGGGACTATTTAAGTTTGCCCAGGAAAATCCAGCGTTTGTTGCACAGGCACAACAGGCGTTTTCCGGTCTTAATGATCAGCAACGCAACGATATGGGCGATTTAGCCATGAGGGCTAACGTCGCTCTTTCTCAGGGACCGGAAGCCTACAGTAAATTCATTACTGACAACAAGGACAGGTTAAATCGCGTTGGTGCTAATGCTGACTGGATGATTCAGACAGGTATCCAGAATCCAGAGCAGCTATCACACATGCTGACTACTATGTCTCTCGGTGCGCTTGGACCAGAAAAGGCGTTTGCTGTTCAGGATAAGATGGCTGGTCGTGAAATTGACCGAGGCAGGCTGGCAGAGACAATCCGCAGTAATCAGGCTGGCGAGGCACTTCAGGCGAGAGGGCAAAACCTTTCCTATCAGTCAGCAATGACTGGGCACAATATCGCAGCACAACGCTTGGCTCTGGATCAGCAAGAGTTCGGGTTTAAAATGCAGCAAGCGCAGAAAAAGGCTCAGCAGTTGATTAGCGAAGCACCTAAGCTGTCAGTAAACATGGAAAAAGGCATCGAGACGGCTGTAAACAATGCTACAGCATCATCAAACTCAGCCAATTCTATGAGTGCGCTTGCTCAACAGTTCAGAGCAGAAAAACCAACGACAGGTTTGTTCGGTAACGCACAGAACATGTTCGCAAAACTTACCGGAAGCGATACAACATTGCGTGATTTGCGCATCCGCCAAAATGCCCTTGTTAACAGTCAGGTTCTTAAATTCCTACCTCCCGGCCCCGCAACGGATAAAGACGTTGAGATCGTTCGACAGGGTGCTCCAACTGACATGGATAACCCTGAGACGGTAGCAAGATGGCTTGATGCAATGGCAAACCTTGAGCGACGAAACGCGCAGTTTAATGAGTTTAAAGCCGAGTGGATGAGCGCGAATGGCAACCCTGGACAATCGCGTAATGGCGGTCAGATATTGGGGTTGGATGTTAAAAAAGGTGAATCATTGGGGAGTGCCGTTAAGCGGTATATGTCAATGAATACTGACGCAGCGCCAGCACAAGATTCGACACCTTCAGGAGAACCACGGAATCAGGTTGGATCATATACCTCAAAATCAGGCATTCAATTTACGGTGGAATGATGAAAGTAACTGCAAACGGTAAGACATTTACCTTCCCTGATGGTACGAGCACGGAAGATATTGGCACCGCCATTGATGAGTATTTTGCTGGTCAGTCAGCACCAACACAACAAGGTGTTCAGCAATCACCAGCAGACAACTCACTTGCATCAGGATATGCACAGCTTGCCACTCAGCAGAAGGAAGGACTAGATCGCTCTGCTGAGCAAGGGGCTGTTTTAGGTGCTGCAATGCGCGATGCCGTTACCGGTGAAAGCCGAATGACACCAGAAATGGAGAGACTGCAAAATGTTGGGTCTGCTCCAGAGCTTAATAGCTTAAGCACTGATGCGCTGCGTGCTGGATTGGGGCAGCTATTTGGTTCCGACGCTTCACAGGAGAAAATACTGCAAAGTATTGGCGGGAAAATCCGGAAGGATGAGAAGGGAAATTCCATAGTCACCCTTCCTTCAGGGGAATATGCACTTAACAAGCCTGGTTTGTCACCGCAGGATATAACGTCATTCTTGGCAAATGCTCTTGCATTCACTCCAGCAGGTAGAGCTGCGTCTGTTGTAGGTGCAACACTAAAATCAGGCGCTACTGATTTAGCTTTACAGGGTGCCACTAAGATCGCTGGCGGTGAGAATGTTAATCCAGTTCAAACTGCAATTTCTGCTGGTCTTGGTGGGGTACTGAAGGGTGTAGAAAACACCGCAAGCGCAGTGTCTCGTTCTGCTATGGGTAAGATTGCTCCTGAAAAACAAGCTCAGATTGACTTTGCCAAGCAGAACAACTTGCCACTGATGACAACAGATCTTGTGGAACCGGGAACAAATATTGGTAAGCAAGCACGAGCTATGGCTGAGCGAATCCCAATAGCCGGAACAGGTGGGATAAGAAATGCACAGCAAAAGGCCAGGGAAGATTTAGTTAGAACATTTAGCGATAATGTTGGTGGAATATCTGACGCACAACTTTACCAATCAGCTACTCGTGGTCAGCAGCAATTTATTCAGGCTGCTGGCAAGCGGTACGACAGGATCATCAGTTTGATGGGGGATACTCCTGTTGACATCACTGGAACAGTGAAAGCAATTGATGAGCAGATTTCCAAGTTAACTCGCCCAGGAGTATCGCAAGACCGCTCAGCTGTTTCTGTCCTTCAACAGTTTAGAAATGACATCACCAGCGGTCCAAATAACCTGCAATTAGCTAGAGAAAACCGTACAAACTTACGTAAGCGCTTTATGGCAGCACCTGACGAGGTCGATAGAGATACGCTGGAGAAAGCTGCGCAGTCTGTTTATAACGCATACACAACAGACATGAAAAAAGCGGTTGGCGCAAAACTAGGTGCGAAGGAAGCGCAAAACATGTCGCGTGTTGATCGTTCTTGGGCAAAGTTCAACGACATGATGAGCAATACACGTGTCCAAAAAGCTATTCAGAGTGGTAAAACAACGCCAGAAGATGTCACTAAACTAGTATTCAGCCAAAGCCCAGCGGAAAGGGCGCAACTTTATCGATTGCTTGATGATAGTGGGCGTCAAAATGCTAGAGCAGCACTTGTTCAGCGTGCAATGGATAAGGCGACAAGCGATTCAGGAAAGCTTAGCGTTGAGAAGTTTATTAATGAAATGAAAAGGAATCGGAAGCAGGCTGAGACGTTCTTCAGAGGAGAGCATGGGAAACAGCTTGATGGGATAATGAAATATCTTGATTCCACTAGACAGGCAGCTACTGCTGCCGCAAGCCCACTAACAGGGCAAATGGTAGCTGGTCCAGCAGCGCTGATAACAGCTCTTGCGTCTGTTACAAATCCAATGTTTGCAAAAGTTGCGGCAGTAGGAGCTGGTATCGGTATGGCTGGCAGGGGCTATGAGTCACGCGCGATGAGGAACGCATTACTAAAGTTAGCAAACACGCCAAAAGGAAGTACTGCTTATGATAGAGCGATCAGACGGGTATCTGAAACTCTTACACCTCTAATTCAGGCTTCAAGTGAGAAAGCCCAGCAGTAAAAAGTTGGTTAGCGGTTGATGGTTGCTTTTTTCGGGTCATACCATCTCGGCCATTCTTTCAGGAATGGGAATGAGTCGGGAGCGTGGTTCTTTTTGTACGATTTAAGCAGCCTTAACCGCTCAATCGCACACTCATAAACCTCTTGTTGCCCTGTAGTCATCTCGGTCCATGAAAGGTGATCCATTGATAAGACAACGTTTTCAGCTTCTTTTATGAGGGCGTTTTTATTTCTCACCGCAGCAGCATGGCTGACAGAGCAATCCTGCCATATTCTTAAAAGCCAAATAGCTAAGCAGATGAAAAAAATGGTAGAGAGCGATATGTACATGCCGATCTCCTTAGATTTATCAATGCTGCATGATTTTCAACAGACATCAATCATGCAGCTATAGGTAATAAATCAAGAAACTATTGAGAACGTTTGTCTTTTTGAGACTCTAATATAGCCAATACCTTATAAAGAGATTGGTTTGTTGAGTCTAATTTTTGATCAGTGTTATCAATCCTTGACTGTAATACTGATTGGTTGTTTTGGATAGTAGCCATTATCTCTGCCTTACTGGTTTGGATGTTTCCTGTTAGCTCTTGTCGTGATGATTCAACTTTATCATCTATAGTGCCTCGAATCGTCCATGTGGCGGCAACGATAGAACCAATGATAGCAACTGCAACCCCGTATAGCTCTAAACGTTTCACGGTATCACGACCTTCTTCTTTGTGTTGCTCTTCTTGTAGGCTAAATATTTGTGGTTCCTTTGACGGATTTCTGCCAGTTGGTCTGTAATACTCTGAATATTTAGCGTTCTCTATTGAACTCCATAACGATTTGTCAAAGTCAAGGTTTTCATGTTGGCTTTGAGCATCTCCATAAATACTAGGTGATTTATTGTGAACATGTTGGTCAAACATTATCTCCATCACCCTTTACGAATTTTCCAGAAGAGATATTTTCACTAACTTTGTTTAAACTAAAAAAGTGGAAGAAACCGCAAGTGGTGCATTGCATGGCTACCATGTTAAGACTATCGTTGCTATAAGTATCTTGATTAACAGGATTATTAGGCAAGCTTTTACCTGGTATGGATGGGCCTATAACTTCAACACCATCATCTTTTTTAAGATGCTCCGGTGCTAAAAGAGTCCAGTTTGTATTGCTGCATATTGGGCATACATAAGTTTTTTTGAATGAAGTCAAGTAATTACTAAAAGACTCAAAAGTAACTTTTAAGTATTGCTCCTTACTGCTCATTATTGGCCTCGAATCTTCTTAAGTACGCTAATTGCAATATCCATTGCTTCCTTCTCTGTTTTTGTGAGATCTTGAGATGTCGATGGTATGACCTTTTCTCTGTTAATCTTAATCCATAGCTGTATTGCAGCTATGATTTCAGCATTGATAGAGCGCCTGTTTGTTGCCGCAATGTGAGTAAGCTGCTGCTTGATTTCACTTGGCATTCTTACGTTAAATTGTGGATCGTTTCTAGCCACGTCGCTCTCCTGTTATTTGTTGACATGCTAGAACGGTAGTAGTACGCTTTCAATAGTAGTACGGTGCTATCATTTAATGGAATGGAGTGGAATATGCAAGGCGCAAGAAAAATGCCGCAGTTCAATTTGCGGTGGCCTAAAGAAGTATTGGATTTGGTACGCAAGGTGGCGGAAGAGAATGGTCGGTCTGTTAACTCTGAGATTTATCAGAGAGTAATGGACAGCTTTAAGAAGGAAGGGCGCATTGGCGCGTAAAGTTGAAGCCCCAACTGCTGGAACAGTCAGGGCTTCGGTTGTCGGTAAATTCGTGGAGAAAAACCAACATGAATAGTATAGCAATTTTAGAAGCAGTGAACACCTCTTACGTGCCTTTCAATGGTCAGCAGATTTTAACCGCTGTGGCTGCCGGAGTGACTTATGTAGCGATGCGTCAAATTGTGGAAAACATTGGTATCGACTGGACTGGTCAATCTGTTAAGTTGCGTAAAATGAAGGACAAATTCAACTGTAGAGATATCTCTATGGTTGCTGCTGATGGCAAGTTACGTAAGCTTTTATGCATCCCGCTGAAGAAGTTAAATGGATGGCTGTTCAGCATCAACCCTGAGAAAGTTCGTGCTGACATCCGTGATAAACTGATTCAGTACCAGGAAGAATGCTTTAGCGTGCTGCATGACTACTGGACTAAAGGTCATGTATTTAACCCACGCAAAGCTAAAAAGGCGTTGCCGGGTAAAATCACCACTGAACAGCAGGAAGCCATTAAACAACTCGTCATGAGTCGTGGTCAGTCTCTGCCAAAAGAAAAACAGGCTAAGGCGATGATCACCATGTGGTCCTCACTGAAATCCCATTTTGGATGTTCGTACAAAGAAATCAGTGAGGAGCAGTTCACCGAAGCACTGTCACTTGCAGCTCGAGTTCCACTTGAAGGTGAGTTCATTGGCAAACAAGAAGAGTTACCAGCGCCAAAACTGGATATTAACTTCCCGATTTCATGGTTTGCTGAAAATGCACCTTACGCCATTATCAGGCAGCAATGCGGTGATACTGTTGCTCTTGACCGCAGCGCACTCGTTGAATGCAGTCCGGCGTATAAACTAATCAATATTCTGACAAAAGCGGGGTATGACGTTTCAGCAGTAAGAGCTGAACTAAAAGCACTTCGCCATTTAATGGCTGAGCAAAGCTGGGCACTTAAAGAGATAGCTTCATTCGCAGCGATACGTGATAGAGCGTGCCACTCAATAAAACTTTAACTACCTGCACGAAAAGTGTAGGTCAATAACCAACGCAACGACCCAGCTTCGGCTGGGTTTTTTTATGCCCAAAATTCACCGTAGCCACGCTGCGGCGATTCCTTGTATCTGGAGCAAATTAAATGACAGATTCAATAAATGCCAATGTGATCGTATCGATGCCTTCGCAACTCTTCACTATGGCGCGTTCTTTTAAAGCTGTAGCCAATGGCAAAATTTATATCGGTAAAATTGACACTGACCCGGTAAATCCTGAAAACCAGATTCAGGTTTATGTAGAGAACGAAGATGGTTCTCACGTTCCTGTTTCGCAACCAATCATCATTAACGCTGCTGGTTACCCTGTATATAACGGACAGATTGCCAAGTTCGTAACTGTGTGGATTTGCCCCTATATTTCCAGACACCTGTTATCACTTAACCCATTACTGGCT